GTGAACGTTATGCGACCTCGTACCGATAAAATAGAAATCTCCGGTAATCTGCTTACAGGGGTATTCCACATCTACATCTTCAAACAAGATAATGCCTATATCGCCTATTGTCCTTCCATCGATTTAGCCGTCTCCGGGAACAGCATACAAAATGCGGAAGAGTCCTTACAAGAATCCATGTCGATACATCTCGATTATCAGATAAAGAATAAAGTACTCTTGAAGGACTTGAAAAAGCACAAATGGAAAGTCCGATATCTTATTAAAAACAAGAAAAGCCGGTGATTAACCGGCTTTTTCATTTTCGTGTTTCAGGTAGTTCCGTTAAATACGTTCTTACTTTCGTTTCTTTTAGTTTAAGGAGATCACGCTCACACAGGATAGTTTTAGGTGATTTCGCACGCTCTATATTTATGTAGGAATAAATATCTGTAATCCTACTGCAAATATATATTGTATCGTTTTATTATGCAAACGGTTAATCGCTTTTATTTTCCTCCGGTTCTATAATATCCGACTTGCTTCTCGCCCACTTGAACACATTTATCCGCAACTTCTTCCCGTGAGCCTCGAAATAATTATTGAAGCAGGAATTTATCTCACAACCGTATATCACGAAAAGGACAATAGCCGGGAGTATGGGAATCCCGAAAGGTTGACCAAACGCCGCCCCGAAACTGGTAGCTACCAATATCCAACATATATAATCGATCATTTTGTTGACGGTGCGCCTGATCGCACGGCTCCTCCGTATAGTTTCTCCCCTCTTTTTTGAGGCTTCTATCCCAAATTTGAAATCTGCGATAATCAAACATAGGGCTGCCACGATGAACCATTTCACCGGCTCGACGAACTCGATGAACGAGGTTAGCCAACTTGCCAACATGCCGGAGATTACATTTCTTTCCTGCATATATATGTTATTAAGCATTATTTCCCTGTTCTGTTTCCTCCTGCAAAGCCTGTTCTTTGGCTTTTTGGTAGCTTAGATGTTGCTCCGGTGTAATCTCCCTTACGGTTGAAGAGTCGAAGTCTGCCGGCGTGTACATCGCTTTTACTCCCTCGTAAGTCTTTATATCGCCGCCTTCTTGGTGGGTAGTCAGGTAATTACCTTCCGTTGCGGGAGTAATTTTTTGATAACTTTTTTCTTCTATATTCATGGGTATTTGTTTTTTATGAGGTTTTGTTTGATTGTGTTCTTTTGTTCATTTTCCCGTTTACATCGAATCGGCGAAATTAACCGTCCAATTCTCATCTGTCAGTTTCGCTATGATACCTTCTGTTTCCAAATAAGTTTGTGCAGCCGTGTTAAATGTCAACGTAGCTGCCGGTAGTCCCAAAGTTTTTAATGGAGCTACACCGCTTTCTCCGGCAGCATTGGCAAATCCTCCGAATCGATTCAAAGTCTCTTCATCGATATTCGGGGAATCTGCCAGCGATAGAGCGGTGTGTAAGAAGATCACATCGCCGATCGACGACAAAGCCGAGCACCCCTTGAACATGTTTGTTGCTTCTGTTACGTTCGAAAAATCCCAGTATTCAAGAGATTGCATGGATTGGTTATTATAGAATATAAAGCTACAATTAGCAATTTTCGGAATATTTATCTTCGGGAAATGAACGATAGGAATATTTGAAAAAGCGTATGTTGCGGTGAGGATATCCGGTAAATCGATATTGCCTATTTCCGTTAGTTTTGAACTTTCAAAGGCGTTAAATGCGGTATATGCACTTTGAACGGATAAATTTAAGATCTTACTTATATTACTTCTCTGAAAAATTCCTTCTAATGACGGCACATCTAACGGCTCTATATTTACTTCATCATTTAGACTTGTTGTGCCACGAAAAGCCGCTACAACGCTAGCCATTTTCCCCCAATTTAAGTTCGAGGGTAAAGAAATTAGAGATCGGCAGGAGTCAAAGAAATATGACAACTCAGTCACATTCGAGAAATCGAATACTTCCGGTACTTCCTTAAATGTGGAATGAGAGAATTTAATCCCCTCCGCCGCCACGTCGATTTTTGTAACGGGTACGAGTGTGCCCGTCAACTGCTCGCCTCTGGCATACGCCGTCTTTCCCTCGACAATATCGGCAGCCGTGGCCGTGGCATCGGCTGTCATTTCCGCCAACGTGGGGCACTTCTTCGAAGGTTGCCCGGCTTGGACTAATCCCAATCTTCCTAAACTCATGGCTTACCGCATTTTATTGATGTTAAGCTGCAAATCTTCATCTCCGACACTAATAGTCGTTCCAGCAGGGAAATAGAAACTGATAATCGTTCCGGTAGCCAAAACTAACCGGCTGTCTGTGCCGTCCGGGTAATCGATTTGTATGACTTTTCCGCTTTCAACGCTCAACATATACACACCGGCTTCGGGCAATTCTACCGAATCCCCGCTTCCTTCAATGTAATATTGCTTTCCGGGCTGCAAAACCCCGATAGGGTTCCTATTTATGTCTAAGGGTTGATATTCGTTCATAACAGAAATGTTTTTAATCTTTATAATATCCGCGAATAACGGCCAAGTTGTTTTCCAACCCCGGAACCGATGTGTCGAATGTCACCGTAAAGCTGTTTTCGATCACGATTCCGGGATCGTTTTTCAACTGCCACGATTCACCGGGGAATATCTTCACGTTTCCCAATACATAGGCTATCGATGTGCCTTGATTGCGGAATATGATAATCGAAGGGGAATTTGTTCCCTCGTTCTCGATCGTCCCGTTCGACGTTCGGATCGTATTCTTATATATGATTTTTAGAGGCTTAATCATCGTTATCTCGTTTAAAAATGTACCACAATATTATACCGGCGCAAATGATGGAGCCAGCAATGACAAATACGTTGAATCCGCTTTCTAACCCCATACTTTTTTTTTTAGATCGATCCACCTTTTAAATTCTCCTACGGTGATCCGGTCGTCATGATTCAAATCTATACCGGGATTTGCATCGGCTATCACCTTCGCCGGGAGTGTCGATGTTTGCAACACATAACCGTCCGGCTTGCCGAGAGCCGCAGGGAAGAAGGTAACGAGGTATAGATCATACAAAGAGCTCATCTTTCCCCGATACGGATAAAAATATTTATACACGTAGTCGAGTTGGGCGACATTCGACATCTTCCGCAGTGCTTCGGTCGTCGTGCCTAACCCCCTCGCGGTGTCCGGCATGAACTGGATAAGGCCCGACGCTCCGCCATTCGGATTATAAGCCGACGGATTCAACCCGCTCTCCGAGTTCATGACGAACATAAGCCAATCGGGCTCTATACCCAGTTTCGCGCAGATTAGTCGTACCTTCTGCAAGAATGCTTCCTTATTGCTTGTTACTTTATTTTCGAACCACATGATACATAGTTATTTATATTGTTATTCTTCCTGAATGACTAAAAACCAAACGAGGGCTACCGCTCCGATCGCAACGGCCCACTTCTTCCAGCGCAAATCCTGACCGGTGACTACCACGTCATCGAATCCTCCACCGTCAAGGGCGCCATCGTCCGAGGTTTCCGGGGATTGAAGCACGGTATTATTCCGGGACGGCATGATGATTCTTTTTTTTCTGTCTTTCCGTTCCATACGCTACATATTATTTTTCAACAACAACAGACCGAGAGCCAATACACCGGCTCCGGCCAATACGTTTTTCTCGACGACTTCCGTAGATGGGTTATGGTCCGAAGTCCCGTTCTCGATATCCATATTGGCTTTGATTTCGTCGTCCCAATCCTCCATAAAATTGGGGTCGCCTCCATTGGGGTAAGCGTTAATTCTTAAATGACTATCTATGTCAGGATTCCATTTGTATATCCTTTGAGTAACATTCGTTAAAGGATAATCAAGTTTGTCCCCTCTCAAAAAAGATCCGGGAAGCAATATATAAAGATACGAATAACCATTTTCAGCATTATAACTATATTGATAATCATAATCGTAGAACATAGGATATTCATATTTTGGGCCGTATATCTCTCGACGAAATGATATATTTACTTTTTGTCCATTTATTTCATAATCTTCATAGAACGATATAAGATCTTCACGAACAAATCCGAATTTAAATACCTCATAATTTTTAAGAATTGATTCAAAATCTTCGGGAGTGACAAATCCCATAAATTCTTTTGTCCATTCATACAGCTCCTTATATGTCTCGTATTCAGGTCTTGGAAGATATCGCCAATACCAAAATACAGTATTTAATTGAATATGTTCTTTAACATACACATAATGCCAACGTCCATCAGGCATATCAATGAATTGACCGGTCAAAACCAAAGGAAATCGAAATGTATACTCTGTATCGGTTTTATGCCCCTCATTTTCTTTCGAATGTTTATAAAATTGATTCATGTGCATATTGAATACAGAGAAAGCATCATTCGAGGGGCGCGCCCTCAATGATAAAAAGGTACAAAGACGACCGACCGATATACCTTGCAACTCTTTGGAATATCCTATTGCAGCAGATTTATAATGACTTTCTAATTCTTCCCAATACGGAGAAGAGCCGGGCCATTCATGTACTAAATCCTCCGGTTTTAAAAGTGGTACGGTATTGTAATTATAGTTCCAAGTATTTATCTTGAAATTTTGAGTATTGAGAGGTGGATGCACAGCATTACTACACCATATTTCCAACTCCTCTTTTGTTAGAAATTTGATATATGAATTTGGATCGATATATGCTGGATTGAATAGATTTGCCATAATTTAAAAATTATTTTTAATCCACTTGACCACCCAAATAGCACCTACGGCAATGGCTCCATATTTGAGGATAGAAAAGAAGTTCAGATTAAAAGCCCCTTTCCAATATCCGTTCGTATGCCCTTGCGCCTCGGCTTCCTGAACCTGACGACTGATATCGTTGCGAATAGATTGTGCAATTTCCGGATCTACATTTTCAAGAACTGAGGTTAATTCTTTGCTCTCCTTATAGGTGTATTTAGATTCTTCTAATCGGGCTTCATTCGAGAAATAATAAATTGTTGCTCCGACAGAAATAACTACGGCACTGACAATAAGAGTAACCAATGCCGTAGTAGAAATTACCACTCCGACGAATGCCGTATTATTTACAATAGATAACAATGCCGGGGCAAATTGTGTCAATGTACTTTGTCCTTCCTTTACATTTTCTACCAGCCCGCTATCTTTTAGATATTCGTTTCTCTCTATAATTTCGTTATACAGATTTCGAATCTTTTTCTTATAAGATGTTACATTATAGCCTCTTGCCTCTAACCGACGGCAATATTCAGCACCGATAAGGAGGTAAGTTAAACTATTCATATCGTTCTCGATAATCAAGTTTAACCGGGCTTGTGCCGTATTGTATTCGGCAGGATTAACCGATTTCAATTCCACATAATCCTCACGCACCCACCCCCACACATGAACGCCATCGATGGCAGCCAGCCGATACCAAGTCCAGCCGTCCACCGTTTCAAACATGCCGTCAGACATACCGACAAACCCGTTGACCGTGTAAAGCAACTCCGAACTATAAGAAGGTTGCGAATATACCGAAACTCCGGTAAATCGGGGAAAAACGCCCTTGTTGAAGAAATTAGGATTGTATTTCATATCAAGCGAATTGTTTAATCATGCCCAAGAGAGCGGGGTTTTCTTCCAATTTGTCACACAGTTTTTCCAACAGATTCAGATAATCGGGTTCGATGGCTGCCAGCCGTTCGGCGATCCGCAATATCCGGGAGTTGTCGTCGGTATTCGGTTCCGGTGCGGGAACCCGGATAGGCTGCGAAGTTCCGGCAACGCCTACCTGCATGCCCGGACGTCCGAAAAACCTTTCGAGGATAGCCGGAAGATAAGGGGCTACACGGCCGATAGCTGACTGCAAAGGGCTTTCCCGTTCCTCTAATTCTTCCTCATACTCTTTTACCTTCGATTCGAGCTCGGCGATACGGAACTCTTTCTTTTGAGCGTCAAGTGCCGCGGCGATTCTCCGGTCCACTTCATCGGAAGGAACACCGCCGATATTCGCCGCTCCCGGCTGGAAAGAAACAGCCGATGCATCATCTTCCAGCACGAAGTAATCCCGATACCAGTTTCTCCGGGAGTTTCCGTCGGACATCTCGATGTAATATTTTCCCGGCTCCAAATATTCGAGGGTTCGGGACAATCGATCTTCCATCGTCTTTTTATTCTCGCCTTCCTCGCTTTGGAACTGGAAAGCGTCAGCGCCGGGAGAGGTGCGAATCTGTATCTGTTTCACGTTCGGCGTCGATTTCACCCATTCGATTAGATTTTCTTTTCCGCGTATCATAGTCAGTCAGTTTTAATCTTCATACTCAAAGTTCAAGAAAACGACCTTATCCCCTACCGTCTGGGCGATATTTTGGGAGAGCTCTATATAGGAGCTCGGTAAGTCGGCTTGCAGATTATCCATATTCAGTCTAAAAGGGAAATTCCATTGTGAAAGATATAACACAGGGAAGCGGTATAATATGATATCCGATCGCAGAATAAGAGTTAAAAACGAATTATCCGGCGCTACGATTTCCTTTACAGAGGGGGGTCGTCGTGTTTACAAAAACCGACGTAGAATAGATATTTCTAAATTTTTTATCTACAAGAACCCGATTATCCGGTAAGTAATATCTATTCGCCGAATTGGAATATACGGGAATGTTCATCGATTGGATTCTCAGTTTTCCAACCGGAGAAAGCACATTATTCTCAACCTTCGATGTATAGAAGAAGGTAAGCATGATATGATTTGCCGGGCTTGCAGCATAATTATTCGTAATATAGCAGTTCGGCAGTACGAGGTAGCGATTTACGGGTATCTGACGACCTCCGAAGGAAAAATAAACCAGAGGAACATTCGATATAAAATCGTCATTCTCCAAATCGACCAGAGTAAGATTCATATAGTAAAGCCTGTTTCCGTCTATAAGATTTCCGTCTGGGTCCTGTATATTACCATCATACGACCAAAAGGCAAAAACGCCGGTAATAAACTTATCGGACAAAACAGGTGTGTCCGGTAAATACACGCGCTCACCGGGTTTGGCTTGGCTCATATCCACAACAATGGAATAAGCTCCGGTAAAGGGAAGATATGATAAACCGATATTATTCATAATAGAAAGATAAATTTAGGGTTTGTATAGTTTCGTCCGTGGATCGTATCAAAATTTTGCTTCGGTTGAAATCGATCTCTACCGGAGCTATGAATTTTCGTTGCAAAGAAATCGGTGTATAGTTTTCATAAATCGAAGGAAAAGACATTCCATATATAAATTGTAACGGAATGTAATTGATATATCTGGTTTTATCTTTCGGAACCAAATACAGATATCCGTTTATGAATCCAAATACTTGATCCGGCTTACCTGTCGGAGACCCGACCATCGCATATACACCGGTTATTTTTTCTTCTTTCAACGCCTGAACCTTTCGGAAAAGAGATATTTCCATCGTTCCGGCAACAGAAGGAAGGGTTAGATTGTATAAGTTCTTTTGAGATGGGACAGGAAGATTTTCCGATCCGATATATACCGAAAAGAACAAGACAGAGGTTTGTTCGACTGAAACAGGGACCGAAATAAACGATCTTTCCCAATCTATCTCACTGTCTATTCTCGGCAAGTCATTTCCTGTTAAAGTTGAGAAATAGTTGATAAAGAGGGTATCAATAATTAAATTCCCGGAAGTATCATACAGCGTTACAAATAAACTATCGGGCGATAAAATGGGATATCGGCCGGAAAGGTCCAAGCCCTTATCCGGAGTAAGGACTTCCAAATATAAAACCTTCTTTCCCTGCAAATGGGTAGACACGGGAAAATAAACCCGATCCTCGCCCGGATTTACAGTTAATTGTATAAAGTCTACATTCTGTATAACGTATTCCCTCATTTCTTTTCTTTTTAAGATTTCCCGGAGATAGAGGACACTCCGGGAAATCGATGGTCTGACACTATTATGGAATCATCACGCGGGGGCGAGGAAGTCGTTCACATCGCCCTTGTAGTTTTCGAGCAACAGCGCTCCGTTCTTCACGAGGAAGCCGAGCATAACGAGACTCAACCCTACGGAGCCTTTCGGAGAGCTTGCCGGCTGGAATACCGACGTGTTGGCACACGGGAATTTCAGGCTGAAAGTCTGTTCTTTCGTTCCGGCGAAAGCAATCATTTCCGGGGTATAGAAAATCTCGTCGAGTACGGAACTGTCGAGCGATACGACTGCTGCCTCGGTTGTTCCGCTGTTGGCTGCTTGGTGCGATACGTTGAAGATGGAGGTTTCCAACGCCTCGAAAGTTACAGTCGTTCCGGTTTGCAAACGAAGCGAACCTCCATAAACGCATTGAACATCTACGGGGATCGTGTCGGTCGAACCCATTACCTTCGCTTTGGCAACGAGATCGGATAACGAAGTGGCGAATACGGCGGCTCCCGGATTGGCTGTCATCTCGTAAATCAGGAACAACCCCATGCCATAGGCAAGGAACAAGTCGTTACGGTTCAACAACTGCCCGTATGTGCCCTGCTGTCCGTTCTGGCGCATAGGATCAAAAACATAGTTTCCTACTCCGTTTACCAAAGTCTGGTCAATACGGAGATAGGAAGATTGGGGGAAAAGTTCGGGACTCAGCGTCTGCACTTTTTTTCTTGCGTCCTCCCAACGTTTGCGAAGGTAAGGCGCTATAAATTGATTATTCATAATTTACCTTGTTTTAAAATAAGACATTTTTAAACGGCGTGCCTTTTACATTAGGACGCTGTTTTGATTTTTTTTTTGACCCTTGCCAATAATGCTTTGGCGATAAGCCGCATTCGCACCGTACAGGGCATTATTGAACCGGCTGAACGGAGTACCGGCCAACGAGGGGACCGAGCTTGCGATCACGCCTGCGGCTCCCGCTCCGATCATTCCAGCGCCCAATTCGCCGATACCGTCCATCTTCACAAGGGCAGGAAGAACAGCACCGATGGCGATTGCGCCCAAATCGGTATATAAAGAGTTCTTTCCTTTCATGATGGTCCCTTTCACCACCTGACAGATGGCGCCGCCTGCGGCTCCACCGAGGACAGTTTTAACAATTCTGTCCGTTTTCGTTTTCTTTTTCATAAAACAATCTTTTTTACCTGTTAATTACTTACTTTCTTTTACGCACTTTGTCGATGATGCGTTTCTTCTCCGCTTCCTTACGTTTGAGTTCGTTGTTGTAACGGTCCACTTCACGACAACGTTCTTCGTAGCGTTTCCAAACCTCTACCGAGCTTTTCATCTTCGGTTGTTTGGGGTACTTTTTCTGTTTTGCCATTTTCTTTATTTTTTAGAGGGTTTATAAAAGTTATTTTTTCTTCTTTTTCTTGTCTCCGCTTCCGCCGAATATCAAAGCCATCAATACGCCGCCTACCAGTAGAATACCGAGAAGATTCGAGCTGGCGACTGTTCCGGTCGGCTTGCTGAAATCTAATAGGGGATTGTCCGTGGTACTGTTATCGGGATATGAGTTATTACTATCTGTAACAGTAAAGAGCCCATCTTTCGGAGCTGGTCCTTCTTCTTTCAATTCCTTATTCATCTCATCTTCATCTTTTCCGAATATTTTTGAAAGAAGGGCTCCTATTGCAGATATTAATCCTGCAATAACTGTTAGAATAGATAGAAAGTCATTATCACCCACAACAGGAATTTTTCCATCGCGAATCATAATTAAAAAAATGGGACCACTATAACCATATTTGGAGTAGATAGCCGAATTTACGACTGACAAAGCCTGTTCTTGCGTTAATACATTATTTTTATTCAGCTTGTTATAGAAATCCTTATAATAAGCCCTTTTTTCTAATACAACAGGAAGATGCGAAAACTCTGATACTCTATTATCAGGAATAAAAGAGTACATAAAATATTCCGCATTGGTTGTAAGAGCTTGTTCTATCTTATTAATTTCTGCCTGTGTTGGTTTTGGTCCCGAAAGGGATGCCGCTCTCATCTGGCGGTATGAAGCCCTCCCGACAGCCACATCGCTACCGAGGAACTCCGAAGCATCGAATCCCGGAGTACTGATACCGGTAGCTTCGAGCAGGTAATCGATATCTTCTTCATTGGCTATCACATTAGCAGACTTTTGTACGATAGCACTAACCATGATATTCATTACTTGTGAACGTTGCTCGTTGGTCGTTCCGACAGGCTGGTCAAAGGCCCCTTCGTCGTACATCACCCGGAGGCAGGAGATGCCTTTTTCGACATCGCCGAATCCGTCTTCCGAATATTCATATAAAAGAATAGCCACCGTCGCCACGTCCATAAGGTTCTCTATACGATTGGCAAATGCTTCGTCTTTCGATGCGACGGCTCCCTTATACAAGGTATTCAACGCGTTCAGATTGATTAAAAAGTCTTGCTCCACACGGGGCAAATATTCCTTGCCCTGTATCTCGATCATTTCGGTTTCGGTAAAATAACCGATGCCGGGACCGGATAACCGGCTTATTTCTGTGGTTCCTTTCATATCTATTTTTTTTGTATATGGACATTCTTTGTTAAAGACGGCTTTTCCGTTTTCGTCCCGATAAACGGGATCGACGATGATCTCTTTTCCGCTTTCGTCGATGGCAACCGCATAGACGTGCGTAGGGTCGCTGTTGCCTTCATAAGCGGCGAACCGGAACAAGTGAGGAATACCCATGCACCGAAGGCACGAGCAAATAAAGATAGAGAAGCTCTTGCAATCCCCCTCGCCATCGCTCCATAACCTCGCCGGGGTTCTGATCCATTGCTTTTGCAAAGGGTCGATCTGATATTTGATATTTTTATCGACGAAATCGAAAACAGCCCGGCAACGGGAAAGGGTATCATTCCCCGGAAGGTTATCGGCCAACTCCTGAACTTGTGCATAGTCGGAGTTGTAGCAATCGACGACTGCCTGCATGATATCCTTCGTCTTGCCCTGACGATTGATTATCGTGTCTTTATGTTCTGCTTGTGCGATCATTCCGTAGTAGAGGTTATTTCGGTTACTTCCGCGTCTTTGTCATGGGCGACATCGGTAACTTTGTCGCCACTCGAAAACAGGTTCTTAATCATTTCCACAAGGGAAACCAGCGAAGGAATACGCACGTAGAAAGAAGGGGTAAACTGGTAACTGGTTCCGTTGGCTCCGAGTCGTCCGTTTATAGATACATCGATGTGGTATTTGCTGGCGTTCGTGGCCAAATAAGCATTCAGGAGGCTAAGCAGTTTAGAGGTTTTCAGGCTTACCCGTGCCCGTACCTTCACAGTCTGGTAAGATTCCAAAACTACATTATTGAGGCTTTGGCTCGACGATCCGACGAACGTACCGTTCAAATACAGGCTGAACTGTATGCCGTTCAATACTACCCTGTTCTGCGAAAGGTTTTGCAGTTGGAAATCTATATCTACCGTGGTATAATCCCACTTGATAGAGAAAAAACGGAATCCCACGACTTCGATGTTCGTTTTCATCAATGCCGTTGCCGTGGAAAACTTGTTATATAAATAAAGAAGAGCTGCGCCTCCGATAAGCCATTTTAGAGCACTCATTATTCGTTCGTCATTATCATGCGGAACGAATATAGGTATCTTCTTACCGGAGGCTGCAAGAATTGCAATTTATGAAATTTTTGACCGTCTTTTAACTCGGTTTAACTTCCAAACCGAGAAAATCGCAGAACTTTACCCACTCGACAGGCGAGTATTTGGGCAAAGAATGCGCTTCGCGATACAGCCGTACCAACCGGCACGCCTTGCTCTCGCTGATCTTCAACCGACGCGCTATCTCTTTATTCGTCACAATATCGATTTGCATGTCTATTTGTTTTTTTAATGTTTTATTTATGTCCGAAAATGGTTGCAAAAATCAACTTAATTTTTAAATAGCTAATAATAAAGCTATTACGATTTTTCAAATTTAATGAATTTATTGAGAAAAACCATGTAATCTATTGAAAATCTTTTGTGTTTTTATCGTTATATTCTTTTTTTGCCCGAAAAAAATCCTGTGACTTGCGCGAAAATCTTGTTACATTTGTTACATGATGGGGTAAATCTTTCAAAAAGCCGATGTGTAAAGCGTTTCACGGTGTAACAAACTTTTTTACAAGAGGCGTTCGTGTAAAAAAAATTTGTTACAATCCGGGAACGTAAAAATCGATTTGTTACAATTTCCGATTTTGTTACAAGATTTGTTACAACTTTTTTATTATATAATGTCTTTATTATCATATTATTATCTCTATTTTGTAACAAATGTAACAAATGTAACAAGTTTTCAGTCAAAAATTTTTTTTATCATTTTCTCGGACTGATACGAATTAGCAAAATGATAAGAAAAAGCACGATTATCAATCCTATTGCTTCCATGATCTTTTTAAATACGTTCTTTTCTTTTTCCTCCACATATTTGTTTTCTACGGTAGTCGAGGCGGTGACGACTGGGATATTCTTCTCCTGTGTCCGTGTTTCCACTTTCAGCGTGTCGCCGCTGATGGAAACAGAGGTCTCGATCCCCGGTGTTTGTTTCTGGTCTATTCCGGTAAATACAATTCCGGTTCCGGGTATATACGACAAAGTACCGGTAAGCGTAGAACGCTCGGCCGGTACTTGTATCGTGTCGATGGTCTGTTTCTCGATAAACTCGGACTTGACTAACTTCTGTTTGCTCTTACAGCCTGCCACTGCCACCAGCAGCGCGAGGCAAAAAAAAATCGGTGTTTCATCTTTTCTATTTTTTATAAGTTGGAATGTATCTTGAAATCACAATTTGTGATATCCAATCGGTTTCTTCTGAGGTCACTATTTGCGTCCTCAAAATATATCTTTCAAGGTCCCAATTTGGGACCTTGAAAGATTAGAATAATTGTGTTTGTCGTTTATGAAATTCTTGATCCTCCCATTCTTTGATTAACCTGTCCACTTCCTTCTCGGCCTGTCGCCTCGCGTCTTGGAATTGGTAATCATTTCTTTTACCGGCGGCTTTCTTCTGGTAGGTCCGCATCCTGCGTACCGCTTCCATGACTTCGTTTATTTCCTTTTCTTTCATGGCTTATCTCCTTTCTCATTATCGTACTTTTCACAGTTTAATTTATATCCGTAAGCTAGCATCTTCAAGAAGTTTTCATCAAGTCCGAAATCGAACTGTTTATTATTGCTTACAACAGAAACACATAAACTTTTGTCGCAGAAATCAATATACGCTTTTGCTGTTTGATTGTTATCTGTAATAATTATCGTTTGTGATTGAATGATTTTCATCTTTTATTCCTCCTTTCTCATATCTTTTTTATATTTCCGACGAAAAATAAATCTACATTTACCCAATCGTAAGCATATAACCAATCCTTATTCCGCGATTCTTCATGAATCCCTATTATTACATAAGTAGCTATAACTTTCTTTTTTGAGAAAAAAACATTAACAGTAACTCCTCTTTTGGGGACGATATATTTTCCATTGTCATCGTATATCTGTATATGATCTGTTGTTTTCGCTTCACTTTCTGTCATCATCGCCCTATAATTATACCATTTGTCTTTAATATATAATGGTATACCGTTTTTCTTTGCTTTTATCCATTTTAAAATAAACATCTCTTATTCCTCCTATTTATTGGTTAATAAATCTTCTATGTATGCCCAATAGAGAATATTGTTATGTGATGCCGGTGTAAAATATCCGTAAATATTCCATTTACCTACATTCTTCCCCTGTTTTTCTATTCTCCCGATATGCCAACCTTCTCTCATCGAATCGTTCAAAAACACAAGACATTCTTTCCCATATTCCGGAATTTCGCTCTTATCGTGCCATGTGTTTTTCAGATAGTATTCCACGCCGTTTGCGAAATCGCAATGTTGGTTGTCGATGACTTCTCTTTTGTAATTAGACAGATAATTTTCTGTATAATTCTTTTTCATGTACTCATCGAAACTCTTTTCAATTGTTTTCTCGTTCATTTCTATTCCTCCTTTATAAAATCTTTCCGTTCGAATTTATAGGGCCTTCCGGTCTTGGTTCCACCCTTTTCCGGTCTTATCGTCCCTGTATTGGGATCCGCTTTCATCACATAGTAGTCATACCGCATCATGGGTTCCGGCTTGATGTTCAAATCGTATTTCAGAAAATCGATGATCGTCGATTTCGAGATAGTGAATCCTCCCACTTGGTTGATTTCTATCGCCAGATCTTTCGGAGAGTAATATAATTCAACAGTTCCGTAGTCGATAAAGCTCTGCCGGATAAAGTCCTTTATCTCTTTAACGGCCTTGTTTTCCGTGCGCTCCTGTACCCGGATCAAACTTTCCGTCATATATACTTCCGGCTTGAATCCCATTCTCGACTCCCCGCATTCGTAATGATACTCCCTTTTCGAAAGGTAATAGAGAAAGGCCCCGATCTCTTTCTCCATCTTACTCATGATAAAAGGATCATCTTTTTCCAATACCCCTACTTTGAGTACGGCATAACGGTTTTCCCCTTCGTCTATCTGCATGAAGTTCGTTTCGTTGTTCGAGCATACGATGATGTGCATGTAGTTCTTTATCTCGCTGGCATCTTTCCCTTTCTGCTCCATTAACATATTGGGATTGGTCGCCCAGTTCTTTATCTTTTCCTTTATTTCCGTCCTCTTTTCACTTACGAAGGCTTCCTCTATACCTACAATCAATTTATCGGAATATACGCTTGAAAATTGGCTGTTTAACCGGTCCGAGTCTACAACGATAACATTCTCTTGGAATATAGCTCGCATAAGATAGAGGAAAGTCGATTTTCCCGTATTCCGTTCTTTCGAAACGAAACAGAGGACCGGCATTTTCTTTCGGGGCTCGAAAAAGGTGTGCTGTATGTAATCCAATCCGAACTCATACATCGTTTCCCCCGCTAAATTGGTATCGGAAAAGATATGCCGCAAAAAGGATTCTATCGTTTTCCAGCTCCCCGGTTTTATGTCGTGATATACCGGGTTATAGCGGTTATAGCTCACTGTCTCTATGCCTTCGAAAACTTCCCGCTTTATGCGCCTGTATTTGTTCGTGTTCTCCGGTTCGTTAAAAAACATCTGGTAACGGGGGATAAGCGAAATGTCCTTCACTTCCTGTCTTACCGTTCCTTCGTTATACCTTACCAGCTTCATAATGGGCTGTTTGTGCTCTTTGTCGTGGTCGTCATCGAATACGATACATTTGCGGTAATACTGGTCGGCCACCTTGATAAACATCTTGGCTTTGGTGAGATTGTCCCGAACTACCTTGCTACCGTCGAAGTAATAAGAGGCTCCTTTCCACTTGAATATCCTGTCCTCCAATATGGCTTTGTAATTCTCGTAGAAATTCGCCACGTTGTCGAGGAAGAAGTATTTTTCGAGCTTGTATTTGATACCGGGCGAAAGAGCCATACAGTTTATAAAATCTTTCCTGCCGGTAATCAAGTCGTTCAGTTCCTCGACCAGCTTTGTTTTCTTCTTGGGTTTCAGCGTGGAGATCAAATCGTCCAACCCTTTTGCCGATTCGCTGTATTTGGTGGCTATATGGGAGAAATACAAATCGACATCGAAGGGCTTCATATACTCCATAAAGTTTATGACGGCGGAGCAAAAGTTTTGCAGGCGGGTAGCCAGATCTTTGTCCTCGGAATATTTCACATCGAGCAGGTCGGCGTCGAAAAGCAGCGCCACGTTGTCGGGCTTACAACGATAGATAATCATTCGTATGTAGTCGTCGATCGTATTGTTCTCCTTATCCTTGATGTTTTGAATACCGCCGATCCCTATCATGGGGATCCCCAGCACATCGCCGGAAAGGGCTTTGATTTCGCCCTCGACGATAAACAGTGTCTTTATTTTCTCAGCTAACCGGTATCTCCTGACTATGCCGGGCGTCATGTAGGTATATACACCGGTTTTCGGCGGTTGGCTGTACCGCATCGTCTTTTTCTTCCCGTCTTTGTCCTCGTACTCCTGCGGTTCCATGTACCGGAGCCGCTCGAAGGGGATTTGCCGGCCTTCGTATTCATAAGTGGCGACTTCTCCGTTTGGATCGCAATAGGGCAATGTAATGGCCTGCTTGCGCTCGTTCAGCCCGATAACGGGTACTTCTTTCGGTTGACCAGAGTAGTATAGGGTTCGTTTATTTTCAGCGGCAGAGAGCCCGATATTCGCCAAACGGGTATTGAGATATTCTTCTAATCGTGTCATAACAGAATGGTATCATTTTTAACGACAATTTCGGTCGTGTCTATGGTGATGTTCATTCCCGGACTTTCGTTGTCCGGAAAAGGCGGTTCTTCCGGTATTTCCTTCGGTATGCAGGAGGCGAGGAAAAGAAGGATAAATAGCGCTTTAATTCGATTCATCGGTTACTTTTGTCTGTTTCTATTTCTCCAATACGAACAATGCGAAATTCAATACATATTCGACTCGTGGAATCTTTTTACAAAGTTCGATTACCGATTCGGCTATGCTTATGTCTTCCCCTTCTACATACATAAGTCTATCATCTTTTGTTTTTATCAAAACAAGAGATGATAGAACGTCCTTATCTGTTGTTATTGTATTTACAAAAGAGTTGAATATCTCGATTATATTTTGTTCGTTCTTCGTTTCCATAATGTCAGCGGTTTATTTATCCTTTAAAATTTTGTATATCAATATAAATAGTTCTATAATGAGTATCAATACATATATCAGCATAGCTCCTATTAGGAGCAATTCCATTATAGATTGTGCCTTTTCCATTTTTGAATAGCTTTAATCGTGAATGTTTCCGGTGATGATCATTCGCTTCAAGTCATAGCCGGATATCTGGTAAGTGGGGTTGTCGATTCCTTTGCCGACATACCCGGCTCCGTCTTTATCGTACTCGACTACGAATTTATATCCCTTGTATTCGAAGGTATCGCCGGTATAGATGGGGGTTCCGGTTTTATCTTCCACATCGATAGCTTTGCCTACGGTGGCGACGTCTACCTGTACGTATTTCTTTTCTATGCCGTAAATCCATTGTTCGACGAAATATCCGTAATGCCAGATTCCCGCGGCATCTCTCCCTCTGTATAATTTCGATGGTTCCATATAATAGTGTCAGACAGTTAAGGGTTAATAATCTATATCTTCTTCGTCAAAGTCATCTTTAAATTGGTCGTAGATATCCGGGTAAATATCCGATAGTTTTTCAAAGTTTTCTGCGGTAACATGAAGGACTTCAAAACTTTTATCTCCTATATCGGATATACTATATTCCTCTTTGTCTTTGCTTATATACCCTTCTCTCTTAAATAGATCTTCTGCTGTTTTCGCTCGATCTATGGATTTTATTAGGTCGCTATCATTGTGATTATATGCGTAATCGTCGACTTGCGCCATTACCAAATCCAACATATCCTCTTTATTCCCTGAATAATCGAGTATACTATTCGTGCGCCTTGCATTGTTTTTTTCAATAGCTACCCACCAATCTATATCGTCACGACCTCTCAACCGGGGCGATTTTTTCGATTTGCGAGCCTGTCCGACTTGGCTCTCCGGTTTAAATCCGAATTGATCCAGCCATCGATTCAACTTGGTTTTTGTCATGTAGAGTTCTTCTACATGCCCGTTATCCTCTCTCAATTCTACCCGGAAAAGGTCTCTGCCGTATTCATCTTGTCCACCCGGATAGACTTCTGCACGGCTATTGCGATCCTTCGATATGTACTGTGTTCCTCCGATCGAATGTTTACCTCTCACTTCTTTGTACCCGTAGCTTTCCAAGAACTTTTGAGCACCCCGCAAGGATTTGAATTTTTTGCTTGTGCTCGCTGTGACCGCTATATACTGGTCTTTCCCGTTAACGAGGATGCCACCTTCGTCATTTCCTCTTTTGTAGTCAATAATTTTCATACGTTTAATAATTTATTGGTTAGTAATTTTTTTGTTAAAAGGGTAGATCATCATCTTCCGGCTTACGGGCTCCTATGTTTATGATCTCTTTTTTGCATGAAGCAATGGCAGAAAGAATAAAAACCTCTTTACCGGTTGTTCCGGCCAAACGATAAGCCTCTTTCGATGCACTTTCGTATGAATCGTGCTTGTATGTGGGGCTGTTTCCTCCCTCTACATAAATCATATAAAATACTGTTTGTTTCATATTCTTTTATTTTTATGGTTAGTATTCGAATATTCTTTTACCGGCGATTTCCTCTATTTTTTGCATGGCGAGATAAGGAATCTTCGTGCGTCCACTCAGCCAATAAGAGAGCACGTAGCGCGTTATTCCGCAGTCCCGCATGATCTGTTCCCGGATTTCCGGGAGTATGCCGACCGGAATTGTCGAAAGCCACGCTAACAGCCTGTCGTTGTTTGTTGTGTCTGTCGTCTTTTTCATATTTTTTTTGCTTGTTTTGTGTCGTTTTACTTATTTTGTGTAGGATTACACGTGACAAATGTAGATATTTAGTAATTGTTTTCGATATTTCGTAAGTTAAATTACGTTATTTCGTATACATAAACTCATAAATATATGGATTACAACAATTTAAAAAATGCAATAAAAGGAAGCAATTTAACGATTAGAGAGTGCGCCTCAAAAGTAGGAATGTCAGAGACAGGTTTCCATCAATCTATTCAAAGAGGAACTATGACTATTTCTGTTTATGAAAAAATTTGCGAGTTGTTAGGTGTTTCTCCGTCCTCTTTTTTTGACGATGCCAGTTCTGTAACTGTATCGGGTAATCAAAACCACATAGGAGGTATAGGCAATGGCAATCGAATCGTTTTCACATCTCCCGAAGTAAAGGCACTAAAACAACGTATTAAGGACCTTGAAAAAATTATTGATTCACAAGAAAAAATGATTGAATTACTAACCAACAAAAAATAACCATTATGAAAAAAATAGTATTATTTCTTTTCCCTCTATTGTTATTGTCTTGCAATACCAAAGAAGATGAACCGAATAATCCAAAAAATGATAATACGGAAAATACAGACTTAGGATATTTTAATTTAATTATTGCGAATACTTCTTATTTAGATGACCTCTATTTTTCTATTGAAGATTTATTATATAGCAATACTTTAAGTCCTAAAAGCCGAGTTCAAATTAAATATAAGATTTTAAAAGATAATCAATATTCTGTTACTTATAAGGATATAGAGAATAATACAAGATTTTTCTCTATAAAAAATACGGTAGCAAATAAAACTTATATACTCTCATTTAATACTTCTCGCAACCCTGAAATGGTTGAATATACTGGAACTTATACATTGAAAGTCACGAATGAAACTGTTTATAGCTATAAGTGTGTAGATTTATATAACAATTCTACTTATGTTATAAATCCTTCTAAACGTGTAGATATAAAAAATCTTCCTTGTAATTTAACTAATTCAATAGGATTTTATACGAATTATAGTTCAGATAATGTAAAATATACGCAGTATTTCATGACTTTTAAAAAGACAATTCCTGATTATGTTTATACATATGAAATAACAAAAGTTCCTCTATGTGATGATCATAACCTTTGTTATTTATATTTAATTAATAAAGGAACTGATAATTTCCGTCTATTAGATCGCAATAAAAAAGAGTTGTTATCCGTAGCTCCGGGAAAAACTGGTGTTGTTGCAGTTCCCGCAGGAAGTAATAAAATTATTATACAACAAAAAGATGGTTATATTCTTTACCCAGACGAATATACATTTGATGGCTTAATTCCAAAGTGTGGATCGGTAGAATTTACTGTTACTGACGACGAATGTACATGGAAAGCATATAACTAA